ACACAAGCATTGACACTTTTACTGCTTACAAAAATTACATTAGGAGCAAACCTTGGGTTGCATCTAATTATTTACGTGACGAGTCCCGAAAACCAAATTGGGTTTAATTATGAGTGATTTTATATGGGTTGAAAAATACAGACCCAAAACAATTGAAGAATGTATTTTACCTGAAAGTACTAAGAAGACTTTCAAGGAATTTCTAAATAAGGGTGAAATACCAAATATGCTTCTTGCTGGTCCTCCTGGTATAGGTAAGACCACAGTTGCTAAAGCATTATGTAATGAACTAGGAGTTGACTTCTATGTCATTAATGGATCTGATGAGGGAAGATTCCTTGATACTGTTCGTAATAATGCTAAGAACTTTGCATCAACAGTATCACTTACATCTGAGGCAAAGCATAAGGTTATTATTATTGATGAAGCAGACAACACAGGAAATGACGTTCAACTCTTACTTAGGGCCTTTATCGAGGAATTCGCAGGAAACTGTAGGTTCATATTTACCTGCAATTATAAGAACAAAATCCTTGAACCACTCCATTCCCGTTGTGCCGTCATTGACTTCACAATCAACAAGAGGGATAAACCAACGATTGCTGCTTCTTTCTTCGAAAGACTTAACTTTATCCTGGACAAAGAACGGATTGAAGCTGATAAGAAAGTATTAGTAGAATTAGTAAATAAACATTTTCCAGATTGGAGAAGAGTATTAAATGAGTGTCAAAGATACTCTGTTAGTGGTAAGATAGATAGTGGTATATTAGCTGCCTTTTCTGATGTTGCGATTGATGACCTTATTAAAATCCTTAAAGAGAAAAACTTTCCTGAAGTACGTAAGTGGGTCAACAGTAGTTTGGACAATGATACTAGTGTATTATTTCGTCGCATTTACGATAGTTTATACGAATCCCTTGTCCCTAGCACTATTCCTGCTGCCGTTCTTGTTATTGCGAAATATCAATACCAAACCGCCTTTGTAGCAGATCAGGAAATAAATATGCTTGCATGTTTAACTGAGATTATGGTGGAGTGTGAATTCAAATGACAAATTTAGAAAAAAAAATTAAGCAAGCAGAAGAACGTATTGCTGAATTAAAAACATTAATTAAACATTGGAGAAAAAAATTATGACAGCACCACCAATCCCAGAATGGGGAACACTAAGACAAAAACAAAAGGCTCAAGTTAAGTCTAAATTTTATTACATTTTTTGGGGTGTAGCAACAGCATCAGTTGTATTGGGTCAAGTATATGTTGGATCAGGATATCGTCAGATGTCAAGATCTTTTAATCGTATCATGGATGCGATAGTTGTTGAAATTGAAGGTTCTATGGGGGATCAAAGGAGATTTTATTGATGAGAGTTGAAACTAGAGAATCAATGGAAATGTTGTTTTCTGCTAAATGGAACTTGCCAAAAGCAGCAAAACATTGTAGACTATCACGTAAGGAAATGATGATTACCTTTAGTGAATATTGTGCTTTTTATCAACCAACTTACAACAACTTTGAAACTGCAATTCAATTAGAATTAAATTATGAAATACCCTAAAGATCCTTTAGATGCTGCCATTGTTGCTTTTCTATGGGCAGATTGGTTTGCTAAGAAATGTCTTTGGATTCCTTATTATCTTTATGAAAAATATGATTATTGGAGTCATAATAAAAAAGTAGCAGCAGACGCTAAAGTAGCAGAAGAAAATCCTCCTGTATTATCAGACATCACTAATGAAAGCACTGAAGACCCCTCTTAGATATCCTGGAGGAAAGTCAAAGGCAATTAAAACATTAGCACAATGGTACCCTAAAGTTATTACTGAATATAGGGAACCATTTATTGGTGGTGGTTCTATTGCTATTGATATTACTAAGGCAAATCCAGACATACCTGTATGGATAAACGACTTGTATGTACCTCTTTATAATTTCTGGGTACAACTTAGGGATAGAGGAAAAGAACTCTCTGAGAGGGTTAGAGATGAGAAACAGAGAACATTAGATGAGGGTGATGCTGATAAGATAACTGCAAAGGCAAAGGAACTTTTTAATAAGTATAAAGCAGAGATTGATACTTATGATGATTTTGAGAAGGCAGTAGCATTCTTTATAATGAATAAGTGTAGTTTCTCTGGATTGACTGAGAATAGTACTTTTTCTAAGACAGCATCTAATTCCAATTTCTCTCTTGTTGGTGCAGATAAGTTAGTAAAGTTCTCTGAGTTAATTAAGAACTGGAAGATTACTAATATTGATTATTCAGAAGTAATGAAGGCTAAAGGTTATGCTGATACTTTTATATTTTTAGATCCACCTTATGACATAAAAGATTTTCTTTATGGTAAGAATAGGGAGATGCATAAATCATTTGACCATGATTTATTTGCAGATAATGTTTCTACATGCATTCATAAGTTTATGATAACATATAATCTTAATGATCGTTTGCTTGACCTATATAAGAATTATAACCTTAAAGAGTGGAAGTTGAGGTATTCTATGGCTCATCGTGGTGATAAAGGAACTAATGAAAATATTAAGACTGAATTATTAGTTACTAATTATGAGGTCAATCCTACAAATACACTCCAGGAAATGTTATACTAATGTCTGAAGAACATATAAATGATCTGTATGAAGACATGGAGAGGTTAAACGCACTCTATGAAGAGATGATGTGGCCACATGATGTGGAACTTGAGTTCTCTGCCGATTATGAAAATAATCGTATTATAATCTCATTAAAAGATGAGAAAGCAAAACGACCTGCATTATGACTGAATTGAAAGATTGGTTGAACTCAATTAACCAAACAAAAAAGAATTTAATTGATGAAGACCCTTCATTAGAAAAGGAGTATTCACCATACATTGTAAATAGGATTTACTCTGGACATCTTGATGCAATTATGTTTGCAAATGAGATGAATAAGTATCATTTTTTACCAAAAAAATTTCAATATGATTTTTTGCTAAATACACTCAGACCTAAGAAGAGATTCTCTCCTTGGTTACGTAAAGATGAGATTAAAGACCTTGACTTGGTGAAACGTTATTATGGGTATAGTAACGAAAAGGCAAAACAGGCTCTAAGAATCCTAACAAAAGACCAAATTAATTTTATAAGATCTAAGTTTGAAACTGGAGGAAAACAATGAGTGTGATTCAAGAGCCTGAAGTAAAGTGGTCGTCAGATCAAATGGTAGAAATATCATTAAATGAACCTGATGATTTTTTAAAAGTCCGTGAGACTTTAACTCGTATTGGAGTTGCTTCTAGGAAGGAAAAAAAGATATATCAATCTTGCCATATCCTCCATAAGCAAGGAAGATATTTTATTGTACATTTTAAGGAGTTGTTTGCATTAGATGGTAAACATGCAAACCTTACTCAGAATGATGTTCAACGTAGAAATCGTATAGTTCAATTATTAGCAGATTGGGGTCTGATTAGTATTATCGATGCATCTAAGATTCAAGATATTGCACCCTTAAATCAGATAAAAGTGTTATCATATAAAGATAAAAGTGAGTGGATATTAGAAACTAAGTACAATATAGGGTCTAAAAAGAAAAAAACAGAGGAAGTGTAACCTAAATAACACTGCCTTGTAAAAAATAAATGGCTACCATAACTCTTAAAACACCAGAAGGTGATGTTGAAACTTTTGAGTGTGATGAAGATACCACTATTTTGGATGCCCTAGAGGAAGCAGGATTAGATCATCCTTCATCATGTCGTGCTGGTTCTTGTTCGTCATGTTGTATGAAAATTTTAGAAGGAACATTAGATCAGGAAGAACAATTCTTTTTGGATGATGATCAACTTGAAGAAGGATTTGCTCTTACTTGTGTTGCAAAACCAACTTCTGACAGTGTTACTCTCCTAACAGAACAAGAGGAAAATTTAGACATATAAAATAAATATTGTATAATATGTAAGGTTGGATATTTTTCTTATGAAAATCCCATTACTCTCAAGAAAAAATCCAAGTTGTACTTGGCCTGATAATCTATACAGAACTTACATGAACGGAAGACTTAAAAAAGTTGATATGAAAGCCAGACTCATGAATATCAAGAAAGGCATTGATGATAAGGTTTGGTATCCTCATTGGGATAGTAAGGAAAGATGGGCTGCTCAACAAGCATTAAATAATGCTTTAGATGTTTTAGATGAGTTTGATTATTGAATGAAGAAAATTTGTGCTATAATAAGGAAATGGTTAGACCTAAATCACCACACACCTTGGGAAAAACATGAGAACTCAAAATAAAGAGAACTATTATTATTTCTTTTGGATAGTAGCAATGGTTGCGTTTATAGTTCCACAAGTAGTTACTGCAGTTGCATATCATAAAATTGCAGATTATTTAAACAATGAACCAGTAAAGGTTAAAGTAGTTAATCCTTAGATTATGAGAAAATTTATTTTTGATGTTGATGGGACTCTTACTCCTAGTCGCAAAAAGATTAAGCATGAATTCTGGGCACCTTTCCTAGTATTCTGTCGTGAGCATGATGTTTATCTTGTCACTGGTAGTGACAGGCAGAAGACTGTAGAGCAATTGGGATTGGATATATGTTATACTGCTAAAAGAGTATATAATTGTTCTGGTAGTGATGTGTATGAGAAGAATGTAAATGTTTATAGAGATAATTGGAAACTACCTAAGAAGGTGGAAAGATTTTTAGAAGATCAGTTAGCATATAGTTGTTTTCCTATTCGTAATGGATTGCATATAGAGCATAGACCAGGTGGAGTTAATTTTAGTATTTTAGGTAGAGGTAAAGATCCTTCTGATGGTAGGAAGGAGTATATTGAATGGGACAAAGAAAGATTGGAAAGAGAAGATATTGCAGAAAGAATTAGAAATCAGTTTCCTAAATTATCTGTAGAACTTGGTGGTCAAACAGGTCTTGATATTGGTCCATTGGGAAGTGATAAGAGTCAGATATTAAGAGATTTTTCTAAAGATGATGAAATACATTTCTTTGGTGATAGGATTGAAAAAGGTGGTAATGACCACACCTTGGCAATGGAAATTGCGAATAATATGATGGGGTGTGCTTATAATGTTAAGGATTGGAAGGAAACCCGAACTAAACTTATAGAGTTAACCGATTAGTGTTAATATAATAAATGTTATAATTAGTATTGTATGCCGAAAGGGTACAAATTTCACACTCGCTTAATAAGGAGAAAACAAATGACTGCACTAGCAAGATACCACGCTGCTAACCTTCCAGAACTAATGAAGGTTATTAGACAAAATGGTATAGGAATGGATGATTACTTAGACAGATTTTTTAACGAATCACCACAATCAAACTATCCACCATACAATCTAATACAGGTAAACAATCATGAGTCTAAACTCGAAATCGCACTTGCGGGCTTCAAGAAAGATGAACTCAAAGTCTATACAGAGTTTGGAAAATTATATATCGAAGGCAAGAAAGAAGAACCAGAAGTTAATGGAACGTTTGTCCACCAAGGATTGGCCCAACGTAGTTTCCAACGAGTTTGGACGGTCTCAGACGATACGAAGATTGGATCCGTCGAGTTTACAGATGGACTCCTCACCGTACAGTTAAATAAGATAGTACCAGACCACCATCAGAGAAAAGATTGGATTTAATTATGACTTTATCAAATCAAGTTGAAGATTCTTTAAGAGAATCGCAGGAATGTTTACGTAATGCGTTAGCATTTTCTGCCCGAAATGAAAAACCATATATCAGTAAACACATTGCTGATATGTTAATGACTATAGATTCTCTCATAGATATGCAAGATATGATTGAAAAAATAGAAAATATTAATGGGGACCCTTGACGGGTCTCTTTTTTATTGTTATAATTGTTGTACGAAAATAAAAATCATGGACACACTAATAAAAATTGTAGTTCTCGAACACTATAATTTGATATCTGGAATTGAAGAAGTGCAGACTGTTGAGATTGGAGATCCGAATTGTAAATTAATAAAACCATTTGTTATTAAATCTGATAGTACATTAGAACCATATTTGATGGGTCTTACTAGAGATACTGAAATTATGATTGGTTCTGATAAGATAATTACAATTGCAGAACCTTCTGCTATAATACTTGAAAAGTATCAGGATCTTATTAAAGAATGAGATTTTACACAAATGTCCAGATGGTTGGAGACAACTTCTTGGTTCGTGGTGTCGAAAATGGTAGACACTTTGCGACTAGAGAGAAGTTTTATCCAACCCTTTTTGTCTCTTCTAAAAAGAAGACGAAGTATAAAACATTGGAGGGTGAGTATGTCGAACCTGTTGAGCCTGGAACTGTTCGTGAGAGTAGGGAGTTTATAAAGAAGTATGATGGTGTTGAGGGGTTTAAGATTTATGGTAATGATAGGTACATCTATCAATATATTTCTGAGAAGTATCCAGAGGAAGAGATTAAGTTTGATACAAGTCAGATTAAGATAACCACAATTGATATTGAGGTTGCGTCAGAGAATGGATTCCCTGATGTAGAATCTGCCGCTGAGGAAGTTCTTCTTATAACATTACAGGATTATAATACAAAGCAAATTCGTACATGGGGTTTAGGTCCATTTAAGAATAAACAAGAGAATGTAATATACAAATCATTCAGAACTGAATATGAACTTCTTAATAGTTTTATTGATTGGTGGATGATTGAGGAGAATACTCCTGAAGTTATTACTGGATGGAATAGTGAGTTGTATGATATTCCATATCTTGTTCGTCGTCTTGATAGGATACTTGGTGAGAAGTTGATGCGTCGTATGTCACCTTGGGGGTTGGTGAGTGAACGGGAAATCTATATTGCTGGTCGTAAGAATATTTCTTATGATATTGGTGGTGTAACTCAGTTGGACTATCTCAATCTTTATAAGAAGTTTACTTATAAGGCACAAGAGTCTTATAGGTTGGATTATATTGCCAGTGTAGAACTTGGGCAGAAGAAGTTAGATCACAGTGAGTTTGATACATTTAAGGACTTCTACACAAAGGGTTGGCAGAAGTTTGTTGAGTATAATATAATTGACGTGGAACTTGTTGACCGTATGGAAGACAAGATGAAACTGATTGAACTTGCCATAGTTATGGCATATGACGCAAAAGCAAATTATGCTGATGTGTTTTCTCAGGTTCGTATGTGGGATACTATCATTTATAACTATCTCAAGAAAAGGAATATTGTTATTCCTCCCAAAGAAAGATCCGACAAGGACGCAAAATACGCAGGAGCATATGTTAAGGAACCGATTCCAGGAAAGTATGATTGGGTGGTCAGTTTTGACCTTAATAGCCTGTACCCTCATCTTATTATGCAATATAATATCAGTCCAGAGACCATCAGGGAAACTAGACATCCCAGTGCGAGCGTTGAAGGGCTCTTAAATCAGGAGATTAAGATTGATGGAGATTATGCAGTTTGTGCGAATGGAGCGCAATATAGGAAGGATGTGCGTGGGTTCTTGCCTGAACTCATGGAGAAGATTTACAAGGACAGGACAATATACAAGAAGAAGATGCTTGAGGCAAAGCAGCAGTATGAAAAGACAAAGACCAAAACCCTTGAGAAAGAGATTGCTAGATGTAACAACATCCAGATGGCAAGGAAGATTCAACTTAACTCTGCTTATGGTGCTATCGGCAATCAGTACTTCAGGTACTATAAACTTGCTAATGCCGAAGCCATTACCCTTTCTGGTCAAGTATCTATTCGTTGGATAGAGAATAAGATGAATGGTTATATGAATAAGATTTTAAAAACTGAGGGTGAAGATTATGTTATTGCTTCAGATACTGATTCCATCTATCTTAATTTGGGTCCTCTGGTTGAGGCTGTATACGAGGGCAGAGAGAAAACTAATGAAGGTGTTGTTGGGTTCCTTAATAAGGTGTGTGAAACTCAATTTGAACCTTTTATTGAAAGTGCTTACGAAGAATTGGCCAGGTATGTAAATGCTTATGACCAAAAGATGTTTATGAAAAGGGAGAACATTGCTGATAGAGGTATATGGACTGCTAAGAAAAGATACATCTTAAACGTATGGGATAGTGAGGGTGTTAGATATGAAGAACCCAAACTTAAGATGATGGGTATTGAGGCAGTCAAATCTTCTACACCAGCCCCTTGTAGAACCATGATTAAGGATGCTCTTAAGTTGATGATGAATGGAACTGAGGATGAGGTAATTGATTTTATTGATAAGTGTCGTAAGGAATTCAAGACACTTCCACCAGAAGATATAGCATTCCCAAGGACTGCATCTGATGTTCGTAAATATTCTGCATCATCTTCAATCTATGCGAAGGGAACTCCTATACATATACGTGGTGCATTATTATTCAACCACTATGTCAAACAGAAAAAGTTGACTAATAAATATTCACTCATCGGTAATGGGGAGAAAGTCAAGTTCCTCTATCTTAAGAAACCGAATATTATTCAGGAAAATGTTGTATCTTTTATTCAGGATTTTCCTACAGAACTTGGTCTTGACAAATACATCGACTATGACCTACAATTTGAGAAGAGTTTTGTAGAACCTCTCAAAGCAATTCTTGATGCCATAGGTTGGAATGTCGAGAAAACTGTAAACTTAGAGTTATTTTTTTCCTAATGGAATTACCTATCGACCAGAAAGATTTGAAAACAATAGTAAATGCTCTTGCATTAGGAGGTGATACTAGGTTATATCATCTACTAAGAGGGTATATTGTTACTGAGGAATATCAAATGGGTGGTGATATGATAACAGGAGAATTCCAACCAGATACTACTCAGTTCTTCTCAGAATCTGATGATTATTATTGTAAACAAGGTCAATGTGACATTTAAATTATGGATTTTTTAAAAGAAATTGTAAAAGAAATTGGTGATGATTACACCCAATTAGCAGCAGACATAGATGGACAAGAAAAATTCATCGATACAGGATCGTACATCTTTAATGCAATGGTTAGCGGTTCCATTTATGGTGGCGTATCTAGCAATAAGATTACTGCCATCGCTGGTGAAAGCAGTACTGGGAAAACTTATTTCTCCCTCGCAGTGGTCAAGAATTTTTTGGATTCTAATCCTGACGGTTACTGTCTTTATTTCGATACTGAGGCTGCCGTTAATAAGGGATTACTTGAGTCTCGTGGGATTGATATGAATCGTTTAGTGGTCGTCAATGTGGTGACCATTGAGGAATTCCGTACCAAGGCACTTAAGTCTGTGGATATATATTTAAAGACTCCTGAAGAAACTCGCAAACCTTGTATGTTTGTGTTAGACTCTTTAGGTATGCTTTCTACAGAGAAAGAAATTAGGGATGCACTTGATGATAAACAAGTTCGTGACATGACCAAATCACAACTTGTTAAAGGTGCATTCCGTATGCTTACTCTTAAACTTGGTCAAGCAAACATTCCACTCATAGTTACAAATCACACTTACGATGTTATCGGCTCTTACGTCCCTACTAAAGAAATGGGAGGAGGCTCTGGTCTCAAATATGCCGCAAGTACGATCATTTATCTCAGCAAAAAAAAGGAAAAGGATCAGAAAGAGGTTATTGGAAACATTATTAAAGCTAAGACGCATAAATCAAGACTCTCAAAAGAAAATAAAGAAGTAAACATACGTCTTTATTATGATGAAAGAGGACTTGATAGATATTACGGTCTCCTGGAATTGGGAGAGATTGGAGGACTATGGAAGAATGTAGCAGGAAGATATGAGATGAATGGTAAAAAGATATATGCTAAACAGATTCTTGCTGAACCTGAAACTTACTTTACTGACGAAGTAATGCAAGCTCTTGACGAGATTGCCCAAAAACAATTTAGTTATGGAACAAATTAAATTACGGTAATTAATGGAATCTCAATTTATCAAAGTTTATAGGAATGTACTTCTTAAAGATCTGTGTAAACAGATGATAGATACTTATGAAAAATTGTGGAGTGAACAGGCAGAACAGATAAAGAAGATGAGTATCTGTTATAATTCACGAGGAGTTAAAACTTGTAGTGCTTGTGATTGTCAGAGACTTGATATCATGCAACATCATGAATTTAATGAACCATTTCAGAAGGTTATTTCAAAGTTTCAACAAACAATTGAACAGTATAAGAAGGATTGTAACCTCTATAAGAATCAATGGCCTAAAACATATAGGTATGAGAATCTTAGAATTAAAAGATTCTTATGTGATACAAATCAACAACATGATACTCATGTAGATGTTGGTAATGTTGATACTGCAAAAAGATTCTTAGCATTAGTATGTTATTTGAATGATGATTTTGATGAGGGAGAAACAGAATTCCCACAATTAAATTTTAAGACAAAAGTTGAGACAGGAACACTTGCTTTATTTCCTGTTGCATGGAGTTATCTGCATAAAGGAAGACCACCTAAAAACGGATTTGCAAAATATATGTTAGGATGTTTTCTACAGTATGATAAGAAACAGGATATGGATAGAATTGGTTATAAAACAATGGGACTTGACAAGAAAGGTTTTGGATAATAAAATAGATTACACTTTTATTCTTTATGGAACGAATTGAGACTACCATTCTCAGAAATCTTATTTTCAATGAAGATTATTCTAGAAAAGTTATACCTTTCATAAAACCAGAATATTTTGATCAAAGATCTGAAAAGGTAATCTTTGAAGAGATAACTCAATTCATTATAAAATATGGTTCTGCTATCACTATTGAAGCTCTCAATATTGAGACTGAAAATAGAACAGACCTTAATGAGAATGAGGTAAAAGAAGTTAGAGAAATCAACGAATCATTTGCTGATTCTGTTGTTGATAGTCAATGGTTAATTGACTCAACTGAAAAATGGTGTAGAGATCGTGCTATATATTTGGCATTGATGGAATCTATTGCCCTTGCAGATGGTCAGGATGAAACCAAAGGAAGGGATGCTATCCCTACTATTCTTTCTGATGCTTTATCTGTTTCTTTTGATAATCATATAGGTCATGATTATCTGAATGACTATGAAGAAAGATATGAATCGTACCACAAAAAAGAAGATAAGATCCCGTTCGACCTTGAGTATTTTGACAAGATTACGAAAGGAGGTATTCCGAATAAAACTCTCAACGTTGCTCTTGCTGGCACAGGGGTTGGAAAGAGTTTATTTATGTGCCACATGGCTAGCAGTGTCCTCCTCCAAGGGAAGAACGTCCTCTACATCACTCTCGAAATGGCAGAAGAAAAGATTGCGGAGAGGATCGATGCTAATTTACTTAATGTCAATATACAG